CCGTCTCGGCGCTCCACCCTTCAGGGCGGAACCGGGAGCGGGCGACCTCTTCGGGAGTGAGCACACCGTTCTGGAGGTACACCGCGTCGGTGTCGGCGACGGTCTTGCGCAGCGTCGCGCGCTCGCTCTCGGTGGGCTGCCAGAGGGGCGGGAACTCCACCGACCAGCCCTCCGGCTCCTTCGCGCTCGTGGGGCCCTCCTGCGAGAGCAGCACCAGGCGCACGATCCTCTCGACCGCGGGCTTCAGGATCGTCTCGCGCTCTGCGTCGATGCTGTCGTACCACGCGCGGGTGTCGGCCTCGCCGGTGGCGTTGAGGCCCGCGGGCTCGCGCCCCAGGAGGATGGAGACGGGCATCTCCAGCGCGCCCGCGAGGCGCAGCGAGTAGCGGTCGAGGAGGTCGGGCAGGCCCGTGAGCGCGCCCACCTCGACGCGCTCATACGCCTCGCCCTCTGCGTCGAGGAGGATGCTACGCGCGACGGAGCGGGCGAGGTCCATGGCCTCCATGCGCTTCTTGAGCAGGCCGTCCGGGTCGCTCGCGACCATGGACATGAGGTCCTTCATCTTGAACACGCCAATGCTGCTCTGCTGCACGAGGTCGTTTACCGCCGTGTGCGCGCCGTTCCACTCGACGAGGAGGTCGTGCGCGCGCTGCAAGTAGCTCTCGCCCCAGCCCTTCAGCGTGATGCGGCGCTGGCGCGTCGTGGGGAGCCCCTCGAAGCGCACGAGTCGGCTGTAATGCACGCGCGACGTGTCCATGCCGCCGCCGCCGCCCACGCGCGTGAGGCGGTAGATGACAGGCTCGCCGAAGCGTTGGCTGAGCGGGTCGAGGTCCCACGTCTCGGGCCACACCTCGCGCGACGTCACCGACGTGGCGAAGAGCACCCGGCGGAGCGCGCGCGGGTCGATCGGCTCCGACGCGTCGCGCCCGTCGTCGCACCCGAGCAGCACCGCGCCGCCACCGAACACGCGCGCCCAGGTCCACGCCTCGCGCAGCCGCGGGGTGATGTGCAGTGCGGTGATGGCGCGCTGCACGCGCGTCTCGAGCTCGGTGTCGCCGACCTTCACCTTGAAGCCGCGACGGAGCGCGTGCTTCGGGACCGCCTCCGCGATGCGCGCCGCGTAGGCGTCGGAGTGATACAGCTCCTCGAGCATCCCTTCGCCGAGCCTGTCGGCCCCCTGGTAGCTGTACGAGCCGCGCCCGCGCCCGCCCAGCACGGTGCCCACGCCCGTGAGCACGTTCGCCCAGCCGTCAACGCGCTCGACGGCGCGCTCGATCATGTTCCTGAAGCCCATCGTCTACTTGCTCCCTGCGAATGCGGCCCTGAGCCGCGCTGCGTACGACCCGGAGGTCGCGTTGAGGTGCTGCGTCATGCCGTCCACCTGGTCGTCGCTCTCGCCCTTCGGGAACGTCACCGCCTCGTGCACGAAGGCTGAGACCCACGGCGCGCCCTTGCGCCCGTCGTCGTAGCGGGCGTGCGTCTCGTCGGGGAGGTACACGGCTCCGCCGGCGACGACGCCCTGGCACGCGTTGGCGCGCGCCTCCTTGCCGCCGTCGGGCTCGACCTCGACGACGCCGGTGATCTCGGTGCGGAGGCTCTCGATGATCGCGGGGCCGTTGGCCTTGTTCTCGATGCGCGTAGTGCGGACCTTCGGCCACTGCGCGCGCATGGCCTTGATCGCGGCGACGGTGGCCGCGAAGCCCATGCGCTCGCGGCGCTGGTCGACGAGGTAGTGCCGCGGCCCGTCGTCGCACCACACCTGGATCACCACGTAGCTGCCGTCGCTCGTGGCCTTGAACGTCGCATCGACCTCCATCGACCACGTGCCGCCCGCGGGCAGCTCGGTCCAACGGCGGAACCATTCGGCACGGAACACGCTGCCGCCCGCGGGAACCGGCCGCTGCTGAAGCTGCGCGGCTGCGCGCGATGGCCCCAACGTCGTCTCCATGCGCACCACGGCCTCTTCGGGCGTGCGATCGGGGCAGATCAACTCGCCGTCGGTGGTGCGCGGGTCGTGTGGCCAGCGGTACGGGTGCGCGCGGTCGAAGCGCATCGGGAGGCAGAGCTCGACGGCGCCCGCGCGCCGGAACTCAGCGGTGAGATCGCGCTCGTGGAGGCGCTGCATGATGAGCACGCGCGCGCTGGTCTTGTGGTCGCGAAACCGCGTCGGCATGGTGCCTGTCCACCATTCGAGGCAGGCTTCGAGCTCGGTGGCCGACGCCGCGCCCATCGGGTCGAGCGGGTCGTCGACGAGGGCCGTGTCGCAGTGCTGCCCCGTCACGCTCCCGCGCGTCGTGGTGCTATAGCGCATCCCGCCAGCCGTCGTGTAGTACGACGAGACGGCCTTCGATGCGCTGGCGTCGGTGGGGAGCTTCACCTTCGGCCACCGCGCCGCGAACCAGTCGCCCGTGACGAGCGTGCGGGCCTTGCGCGCGTCGCGCAACACCACCTCGTCGGAGTAGCTCGCGACGATCCATCGGTGCGTCGGGTCGAGCGTCCACACCCACGCGGGCCACAGCACCGACGCGATGAGGCTCTTGCTGCACCCGGGCGGGAGGTTCACTGCAAGGTCGCGCACCTCGCGACGGGTCACGGCGTCGAGGTGTTCGCAGAGGGCGTCGATGTGCCACCCGGGCACCAGGCGCTGCGGCTCGACCTGGGGCCACGCGAGCCGGACGAACGCTCGCAGCCCGCCGCGTCGCACGAGCTCGCGGTCGAGGTCGACGCGGGTGACGTTCACGGCGCCCCGGCCTTCTCGAGGATGCGCTCGAGCTCGGCGAGCTCGTCGGCGGTGAGCTTCGACAGGTCCGGGCCGGCGGCGGGCGCCTGCACCAGCACCTCCGCGCGCGGCACCCCCACGCGGTCGAGTAGGGTGCGCGCCGCGAGCGACGCCACAGCGGGGTCGGGGTCGTCGAGTTGAGCCAAGAGCACGTCGGCGGCGCGCACTGCGCCGTCGCGCAGCTTCGACCGCGCGGCGGCGACGGCGTCGGCGTAGCTCTCGGCGCGCTTCTCGACGGCCACCGCGACGATGTCGGCGGCGCTGTGGTTCTTCCACTCGCTCACGGTCTGCCGCGAGAGTCCCAGGCGCCGCGCGACCTCGGCGACGGTGAACCCCTCGGCGATGAGTCGTGCGGCCTCGGCGCGCGCCGCCGCACCACCGACGGGGCGACGTCGCTTCGCGTCGGGTGACGTCGCACGTCGGGTCACGCTGCGCCCTCCAGCGCCGCCGCCATGACGGCGCGCACCTGGGGGCTACGCGCGATCCACAGCGCGATCACCCGCTCGAGCGACGTTGGGGGGCCGGGCTTTGCGGCGGGAGGGAGGTCGATGCCGCACTGCGCGAGCTTCCGGTAGCAGCACCGGCACAGGTCACGTCGGAACACCTTCGATCCACCACAGAGGCCGCAGGGCTTCGGTTCTGCCATGTGCCGCATTGTGCCGAATCTCTGGCACATGGCACAAGAACCGCACCGCGCCAACCGTCGCGACCCGAATGATTCTCGCGAAAAGCCGCAAAACGCGGGCTTTCTTCTATCTCTCTCTTCTATTCGGGTCGATTCGGGTCGAGAGACACGACCCTAATGATGAGCTTGTTTTCAAGGTGTTTTCTTCATTCGGGTCGTCGGGTCGGGCTGCTCGGTGTTTCCCTTCACGCGCGCAGAAAAAAGATTTACGCCGCCACCACGAGCGGGAAGTCGCTTCCGTTCTGTTGGCCACCCATTGGGGTCGCGAACAGAAGGGCACTGCCTGGGAGGGAAAGGAACCCCCTCACCTCCCAGGCGGTGCCTTTCGCTTTTCGAAGCCCCGTGGCCACCGAGCGGAAAAGAAGCTCGCCGCCGACGGCCAGCGTCTTGAGCGCCGCCCTCGCCCTCGCCGTGTCGTCGGCCAGCGCCGTACGCAGGTCCGTCACCTCGGCCCGCAGTTGCGCTTCGACGTCGGCCCACGTGGGGGCCACAGGGCGTGCCGCAGCGTCGAGCACGGCCAGACGGGCACGGGCCGCAGACAGCGACGCCTCCCGGGCCTGCAGCGCCGACAGGATCGCCTCTCCGCCCTGAGAGGCGTAGGCGTCGGCGAGGCGGGCGCTCTCGCCCACCAGGCGCCGCACCGACGCCACGAGCTGGGCGCGCTCGACGTCGGGGCCAGGGTCGCCGGCCTCGATGTGAGCCCGCACCCCCTCGAGCACCGCGTCGACGACCACGGGCGAGAGCATCGCACGCACCCGCTCGAGCACCGCAGCGTCGACGAGCTCGACGCGCCGACGGGTCGACACCGGGCACGCCGCCGCCCCGCTGTCGTGGTGTCGCCCGCAGACGTAGAGGCGCACCATCGTCTTGCCGCTCTTGCCCGTCGATGCCCGGATGGGCCCGCCGCACGCCTCGCAGCGCCCAAGGCCCGTGAGCAGGTACGCGGGCTCGCGGCCGTAGCGCTTCGTGTGTGTGCCGGCCGTGGCCACCACACGGGCCTGGGCCCTCTGCCACAGGTCCGCCGACACGATAGCTAGCTCAGGCCGTTCCACGCGAATGCGCTCAGCGACGGGGCGCTCGATGGTGCGTCGGGTGCCGCCCCGGTATTCAGCGCCGACGCGCCCCCATTCGAGCACCCCGGCGTAGCGCTCCCGACGGAGCATCGCGTGGATTCCACCCGGCGCCCACGGGCGCCCCGGCCTCGGACCGGGCACCATTCGCGCGTTCAGTGCCTTGGCGATTCCCCTGATCCCTTGACCAGTGGCGTGGCGTTCGAAGATCTCGCACACGATCGCGGCTTCACCCGGCTCGACGACATAGCGCACCCCGTCGGGTCCCCGCTCGTTGCGGTAGCCGTAGACGCGGCCCCCGACGTTGAGACCCTTGCGGGCCCGGTGCTCAAGGTGCTCCCGCACACGGCCGGTGATCTTCAGCCGCTCCGTCTCGCTCGCGTAGAGCTTCACGGCGCTGATGAGCTTCGCCGTCGGGTCGTCGAACGACACCCGCTCCGAGCTGGCGTAGTACCAGACCGCGACGCCTCCATCGTGCAGGTCTTGGAGCACCATGCCGGTGCGGTACATGTCGCCGCCGAGGCGGCTGTCATCGCGCATCACCAGCGCTTCGAACAGCCCATCGGCTGCACCGGCGAGGAGCTTCCCCAGCGCCGGGCGGTTGACGAACTCGGCCCGACTCACGCCGTCTTCGAGGTAGGTCGCCACCACCTCCCAGCCCCGCGCAGCGCACCAGCGCCGGGCCTCTTCGACCTGGACGTCGAGGCTAGCGGCCTGGTGCTCCGTGGTGCTCCGTCGGGCGTAGATGGCGGTTCTCATCGGGTGTCGGTTCCTTGGGTGCGCTGGCGTTCGAGGCGGGCGACGAAGAGACTCACGAGGGCGTCGACGAAGGGAAGCATCTCCGGTGGCACCCTCTCCCGCGCCGTGAGGGGGCGCACCAGACGGAGCTTCGGTGTGTCACCCATGACACCCCTCCACCCCACCACGAGATTTTTTATTTTCTCCCCCCACATACGTGTATGCGAAAAAGCACGACCCCCGACCCGAATGGGGATAACTACGCGAAACCACAGGGAAACCATCGGGTCGTGCGACCCGACCCGACCCGACCCGAATGAACTGAAACGCGAGGAAAATCGCGGCTTTCATTCGGGTCGCGCCGCACCGCGTCACACGAGGCCCGACCCGAATGAGGCGCGTCATTGCGCGCACATCCCGAACTTAGGGTAAGGCATCGACGCCGCAGAAAGCACACGGTGCGCGGTGCGCGAGAGCGCCCACGCGTAACGGTGGTTGCCGGGGTGGCGCTGCGCGCGCGTCACGCGCTGCACCTCGGCGCGGTACCACGCCGCGAGGTCTTCGCCGGGGGCGGGCTCCCGCGCACCCGCGGCCACGAGCTGCGCCGTCGCGTAGCGCGCGCCGCGCTCCCCATTGCGGAGCTTGCTCGCGGCACGGTTGGACATCTCGCGCCCGTCGGCCGCGAGTCGCATGGTGCGTGGCGAGGCGCGCCCGGTGTAGACCGCGCCGAGGGCCTGATACACGGTGCCGATGTGCCCCGCGAAGACGCGCACCCCGTCGGCGTCGGTGCGTGCCTCGGGGTCGGAGTGCGAGACGATGCCAGCAAGGCCGTCGCGGCGCAGCGCGTCGAAGCATCGCGCCACGAACCAGCTTTCGCCGTTGGCGCGCACGTCGTCGAGCAGCACCAGCCGCCCCAGCTCCATCGCGTCGGTGCGCCCCCACGGCCGGAGCACCTCGTCGCGCATGGGCTGCGAGAACACCGCCACGCCCACGAGTGTGCCGCCGCGCGCGTAGAGCCCAAAGCGCCGCCGCGCCGCGGGGTACGTGCCGCTGTAGTGGTGCTCCTCGACGAACTCCCGCGCGGGGCCGTCGAGCGCGATGGGCGCTACCTCGTAGGCGCGCGGGTCGAATGGCTCGCCCGCGAGGCGGTAGGAGCCCCGGCGGTCGCGCCATCGCTGGCAGACGCTGGTGATCACGACCCGCCTCCCGTGAGCCCCAGCGCCGCCGCTGGCACCTCGAAGCCCTCGACGTCGGTGCTCCCCCAGCTCCACTTCACCCGCCCCACCGGGCGCCCCTTCGCCGTCGCGCCGCACACGCCCTCGGCGACGAGCTCGCGCGCGAGCGCCGTCACGTCGAGGTGCAGCGGGCGCCCCTCGGTGCGGGCGAGGTCGATCGCCACGCGCAGCGCCGGGCCCGGCGCGAGCAGCACGCGCCCCGGCTTGTCGTCGCGCGTGTACGCCACGCACATCCCGCCCGGCGACCACGAGCGCGAGGTGCGCGGCCCGTCGTCGGTCGCCGTGGTCGAGGTGCGCGGGCTCCAGCCCCACGAGCTCGGCTCGTCGGGCTCGCCGCACGCGAACACCGGCCCGGAGCGTCGCCCGTGGAGCGCGTGCGCGCGCCCCGACGTGAGGGCCTGCGCGGTGAGTTCGAGGAACCGCCTCCAGTTGCTCTCCGACTCCACGTGCCCCAGGTGCGTGATGGTCGCCGCCCGAAGCGCGACCTTCGCCCGCTCGCGCATCGTTTTCACGTCGGCCTCGCTCGCGGCGCTGGTGTCCTTCAGGAACGCGAAGAACGCCTCCAGCCCGACGGCCGCGGCCCCAGCGACCTCCGCGGCGCGCGCCTCGGCGCCGAGGCCCCACCGCTCCGACGTCGCGCGCTCGAGCTCGGGGAGCTTCTTGCGGTTGTCGTCGTGCCGCGCCGCCCACCACCGGATGAACGCCGCCATACCGCGGGCGAGCTCGCCCCGGTCGCCGCGCGCCTTCGCGCTGTCCTTCCCCGCGTCGAGCCGCGGCGTAGGCCGCGCGTCGAGGTCGAGCAAGAGCACGCGGTTGCGCACGCTGGGCTCGTCGGGGAGCGTCTCCCCGGAGCTCCCGAGCACCGACTGAGGCCCGCGCAGCGTGAGCGATCCGCCGCGCGCGCGGCCCTTGATCTGCGACGTCCCCTCGAAGTGCGCCGGGAACACCGCGATGGCGCGCGCCTGGCTCTCGGGGTTGCGCTGCAGATCGTCCACCTGCACGAACACGTCGCGCGAGCAGGCCAGCACCTCCATGAAGCCCTGCACCGTCACGCCCCGCGCGCGCCACGAGAGCAGCGGCTCCCGCGCCGAGAACGACGGCCCGAAGAGCTGCGCCACGCACCCGAGCAGCACGCTCTTCCCGAGCCCCGAGCGCCCCGTGACGTGCGCCGCGTGGCGCGCCCCGCCCAGCGCCGCCCGGAGCGCGAGGCCCACGAGCGGAACGACCGCGGGCGCGGGCTCGTGCGACAGGAGGTGCACGATCGCACCGACGTCTCGCGCGGCGTCGAAGTCGACGAGCGACGGGAGCGCGAAGCGGTTGACGCGCTCGACGGGAGGCTCTGCGCGGAGCCCCTCGACGTCGCCCTGGGCGTCGATGGCGCCGCCCCCGTGGAGGTAGATCGCCCGCCCCTCGTGCTGCGCCCAGCCGACGTACCGAAAGCGGTAGCGGGTCGGGGGGTTGGGCGACAGCGCCTCGATGGCGCGCCGCACGTGCTCGCGCGTTGCCCGCCCGTACGGCCCCAGCCCCGGGCGCAGAATCACCCTCTCCGGCCACTGCGCGGCGCCCCAATCCTCGGCGGTCACCTCGACGCGGTATGCGCGCTCGAGGCCCCGCGCGCGCGACACGATCGACAGGGCATAGAGCGCCGGCCGCGGCCTCTCGCCCGGCCCGTCGATGTCGACCACGAGCTCGACGATGCGCGCCGAGAACTCGCACAGGGTGTCGGTCACGCTCCGCTCGTCGCGCCCGCTGCCGACCATGTGCTCCATCCACATGCGCCCCGGCTCGCTGCTGTACGTCACCTGATCGACGTCGATCACGCCGTAGTGCTCTGCGAGCTCGTCGGCCGCGCCCTGCCTCGCCGCCGCCCTCGCCGACGCCTTCGCGGTCGCCTCGGCCTCGCGCATCACGGCGCGCCCATGCGCCGCCTTCTCGGCCTCAGCCTTCGCGGCGTCGGCCCGCTCTTTCTTGAGGGTGCGGCGCGCGATCTTCACCGCCTCGCGCCACGCCGAGAACCGGAACCCCTCGACGCCCCGGAGCGCGCGCCCGAGCTCGTCGGCCGCGAGCGGCTCCGTGTCCTGCTGCTCGACGGCCGCGCGGAGCACCAGCGAATCGAACGCCGCGCGCTGGTCGCCGCGCACCCGCTCGACGAGCCCGTCGAGCGCCGACACGTCGCCCGCCGCCGCCCGCGCCGCCGCCACGTCGAGCGCCGCCGCGCGTTCGGCTTCGATGCCCGTGAGCCCGCCCATTTCCGAAAACACGTCGTCGAGCATCACGCCACCGTCCATTCACGCGACCGAGCCAACAGGTAATCGTCGAGGCCCTTGAACCGTTCGGGCCACCGCGGCAGGCCCACCTCGAAGCCGCACGCGCGCAGCGCCCGCACGAGCTTCTCTTGCGCGTCGGCCACGGCCTTGTTCGTCCGCGCGTCGTTGTCGAAGGCCACGTCGACGCGCGCCGCGCCCCACACGCGGGCCACCTCGACGGCCGCGGGCCACGCCCCCACACCGGGCACGCCGACGACGGGCACGCCGGAGAGCGCCGTCGCCACGTCGGCCTTGAGCTCGCCCTCGGTGATCACCAGGCGCTGCGCGCCCGTGCGCCCCCGCAACGCCAGCGCTGCCGCCGGTACGTGCACGGGAGCTCCCGGCCCCGGTCCCGCCGTCGAGGTCGACGACACCCAGGTGTACCGCTCGTAGCTCGCGCACTCCCCCGTGCGCCGGACCTTGAGCGCCACCACGCGCCCGTCGATGTCGCGCACGGGGATCACGAGGCCCGGCCACCCCGCGAACGACCAGTAGCCCCCGCGCTCGCCCTCGCGCCACACGACGCCGGGCACCGTCGGTGCGAGGTCGACCCCCACGGCCTCGGTGACGGCCCGCGCGAGCGCCGCCCGCCCCCGCTCAGGGAGCGAGCGATACTGCGCGGCGACGATGGCCCCCGCGTCGAGCCCGCGCGCCACGAGCCCCGCGCGGTCGTCGCCCGTGAGCGAGAGCCCCGCGAGCGCCACCCGGTACGCGCGGTCGAGTACGTCGGCGGGCGCGCGCGCGCTGGTCTGGTGATGCGCGACGGGCCCGCGCGCCACCCGCGCCGCGATGGCCGCGCCGTCGAGCGCGTGAACGTAGAACGTCCCGATGGCGTTCTCGCCCGCGTGCAGCGCCCCTTCCGCCTCGCGCGTGCACACGACCGTGTACGCGCCGACGGAGCAGAACTTCTTGCGCCCGCACACCGGGCACGGCCTCGCCGGGGTGCAGCGCTCGAAGCGCTCGCGCGTCGCGCCGCGCCGCGTGCCGTAGGCCTCTGCGGAGCGGCTCATCGCGCACCGCCTTCGAGGCGCGCGATCTCGCGGTCGAGGTACCAGCGGGCCTTCTTGAGATCCTCGACGAGCGCGCCCTTCTTGCCCGCGCGCGCGAGGTACTTCACCACGTTCCCAAGGCAGAAGCCCAACTGCCACGCCTCGATGACCTTGATGGCCTCGTAGAGGTTGCTCTCGCCGCCGTAGTGCGGCGGGTGATTGACGGTGTCGGCCATGGCTACACCAGCCCCTTGAGCGTCGATGCGGAGGGCGCGGCCTTGCCGACGCCCCACACATGCGCCGCGCCGCACCAGGTCGCCCACGGCCCGCCCGCGCGCTCGCGCAGGGCCGCGAGGAGCTTGCACGTGGTCAACACGTCGCCGTGAGCCCGGTGCGCCGTCTCGGTGCCCAGCGCGAGGAAGTGCCGCAGCCCCTGCGCGCCGTCGCGCCCGCTGAGGCTGTAGCTGGGGAGCCCCGGCACGACGCGCTTCGCGATCTGCTGCGAGCAGTGCCAGCGCCAGCGCGGCCATTCGGGACCGAAGAGCCCCATGCGCTCGAGCTCGGCTTCGAACATCGCCCGGTCGAAGGCCGCGTTGTGCGCCACCACAGGGTCGGTGCCGACGAAGCCCGCGAGCGACGGCCACACACTCGCGAGGGTCGGCTGCCCCGCGAGCATCTTCGATGTGATGCCCGTGAGCTTCGTGATGTGCCACGGCACGGGCACGCCCGGGTCAAGCAGTTGCCCGGGCTCCGCGCGCGTCGGCCAGATGCCCACGATCCGCCGCGTCGCCAGGTTCGCCCGCACGCACGCGATCTCGGTGATGCGCCCGCCCTCGCGCACGAGTCCCGTGGTCTCGGTGTCCACCACGCACACGATCTCCGGGGGCGCGTCGGCCACGGGCGCCGCGCGCTGCGCGGGGGGCGGCGACGCGGGCGGCGCGGCCTGGGGCTGCACCTCGCACACGAAGTCGCGCGGGTCGAAGGGCTCCGGGTCGGCGAGTGCCGCGAGCGCCCGCACCGCCGCGGGGTGCGCGTCGGCCACGTCGGGGAGGAACCCATGCGGGAGCACGCTGCGCCCGTCGATGCGATGGTGCACGTAGCCCTCGCGCGTGACGTCGATGGCGACGGCCACGCTCACGGAGCGCCGCACGCACGCGAGCTCGTGGGCGCGCGCGCCGAGACGGAAGAGGTCTGCGTCGGGTGCGGTGAGCATCACGCCGACCCCCAGCGAGTGACGAACACCCGGTCACCCTCGTCCGCACGCTGCGCGGGGAGGAGGTAGCCGAACGGGAGCGCCATGTGGTTGCAGATCACCTCGACGACCAGGCCGAACACCTGATGCGGGAGTTCCGGCGCGGCCTCGGTGATGGGGCGCCGCGCGCACCGCACCGGCCCCGCATAGGCCACCGGGGGCTTCTGCGCGGCGTCTGCGGCCGCGGCCTCGGCGACCGTGAGCATGGTGGCGCGGGCATCGTCGAGGCGCTTCTGCGCGGCCTCGGCGCTGGCCACCGCCGCGATGCGCGCCTCGCGCTCGCCCGCGAGCAGGGCACGGGACATGAGCAGTCGGCGCTCAGCCTCTCCGGCTCGACGATGGGCGCGCCACGCGGCGCCGCTGAGGAGGATGCACGCTGCGGCGAGGAGCGGGGTCATCGCGCACCGGCCTTCGCGAGCGTCGCCCGCGCCAGCCCGACTTCGCAGTCGCAGCGCCCATTCTGCCAAGGCGCGCAGTCGTGCGCGTGCACGCCTTCGAGCTCGACCACGGCGACGTCGACGATGTCTCGCAGGCGCGCGTTGTCGGCGCGCTCGCGGCGAAGGTCCTCCTGCGCTGCGCGCATCGACATCTCGCACGCCTTCTCGACGGCGACGGCCTCGTGCGCGCGAGCAAAGAGCGACTCCAGCGCGTCGGCGCACTCCCCCAGCACGCTCGCGGCCTCGTAGCGGGCGCCGAGGTGCAGGATGTTGGCGATCATGCGCGCCTTGGTGATGAGGGCCTTCACAGGTCACCGCCCTTCACGGCGCGATCCACTGCGGCCATCGCCTCTTCGACGCTGCGCACCACCTCGCCGACGCCGCCCATGTGGCGCACGAGGGCAATGAACGTCGCCTGCTCTTTCGTGACGCGCCCCGTCTCGCTCTTCACTTCGAGCGCCACGAAGCGCCCGCCGCGCGCGATGCCGACGAGGTCGGAAGAGCCCGCGCAGAGCCCGTACTTCACGATGTCTTCGCGCTGCGTCTTCTCGTTCCAGTGCTTCGCGACGCCGACGTTGTTACGCCACGCGATGAAATCGGGGCGTTGCCCCAGCGCGATCCGGATGTCGTCTTGAACCTTCGCTTCGCTGCTCATGCCCGCACTCCCATCTTGTTGGGGTAAGCCCCGTATTTTTTCTTGAACTGAACCGCCGCCCAAAAGGGCTTGTATTTCCGGTCGCGCTCGGTCTTGAGCCATTCGCGGTACTCCGCGCCGAGCTCCTCCCGTGTCGGCAGAGCGAGCCCGCGCACGGTGCCCAGGTGCTCATGCACCACCGTCGAGCGCGCCTGCGCGGGCCACCCCGTGCCGCAGCGCGCGCACGCCGGTCCCGCCTTCGCCCCCAGCACGCAATAGCCACACGTGAGGCACTGCCGAATCCAGGGGCGATCCTTCTTCGGCTTGCGTTCGATCCCGTCGAGGCTGAACACGCGCTCTTCGTCGGGGTATCCGTGCAGGTGCATGGCCCCTACGAGGTCGATGAGCAGCGCGCTCTCGCCCTGGTGCGCGCGCAGCACGCGCCCGATCATCTGGAGATAGGTCGCCGCGCTCCCGCACGAGCGCGCCAGAAGACACACCTTCGCCCGCGGGCAATCCCACCCCTCGGTGAGCACGTACACGTTGCACAGCACCAGCAGCTCACCCGCCGCGAAGGCCGCGAGCGTCGCATCGCGGTCCCGCGCGGGCGTGGTGCCGTCGATGTGCCCCGCGGGGATGCCCGCGATGTTGAACGCCGCGGCGTGCGCCTTCGACTCGTCGACGGTGCGCGCGAAGAGCACCGTAGAGCGCCCCGGCGCGTGGCGCTTCCACGCCGTCACCGGGTCTTCCGACAGGGTGCCAGACTCCAGCGCGCGCCGCGTCGACACGACCTCGCAGGCCGCGAGGTACGGCGCGCCCGTCGCCGGGTCGAGAGCCTCTTGAAGCTCGCGCACGGTCGCGCCCACCACGAGCTCGTCGAAGGCGTCGCGCAGGCCCACCCCGTCGGCGCGCTCGGGCGTCGCGGTGAGCCCCAGGTGCCACGCGGCCGGGTACTGCGCCGCGATGGCGCGGTAGCTCTCCGCGGCTGTGTGGTGCGCCTCATCCCACACGATCAGATCCGCGGCCGGGAAGGTCTCACGCGCCACGATGGTGGCCACCGACGCAACCTGCACCGGCGCTTCGGTGGGCTTCTCATCGGCCATGATGAGCCCCGCGGCCACGCCAGCGGCCACGAGCCGGCGGTGCGTGTCCTTCACGATCTCGCGCCGGTGCACCAAGAAGAGCACCTTGCGCTGTTTGCCAACCGCCCACGCGATGAGCACCGAGCTCACCGCAGTTTTCCCGAAGCCCGTAGGGGCCACGAGCAGCACGCGCCGCACCTTCTTGGCGTAGCAGCGCCGCACCGCCGCGATGGCGCGCTCCTGGTGCGGTCGGAGGGTGATCTTCACGACAGAGACTCCAGCGCCAGCCACGCCACGAAGAGGCAGAAGGCACACCCCATCGCAAAGCCGTTGTCCGTACACGCCACGAGCAGCGCAGAGCCGCTCAGGCACACGGTCGCGAGGGTCTTCATGCAACCTCCCGAGCGGCCTTGAGCGCCGCGAAGAGCTTGCCCTGCGGGAGTCCCGCGAAGTGCCGGGTGACGCGCGGAAGCCCGTCGAGGGCGCCCGCATAGGCCGCGGGCACGATCGCGTGAACATCGATGTCGGCAAGCTCTTTCGTGCCGCCAACAGTGCGAAGCGCGGATGCGATCTGGACACGCGCGGCGTCGGTCCACTGGCGACGGAGCATCGCGTTCAGCTTCGAGAGGCTCCATTCGTACGGGTCAACCACGCGGTGATCCGGCATGGCGCCGTGCAGCGCCGACAGGATCACGATGCGCTCGCAGCCCCAGGCGCGCAGAAGATCAACCGCCGCGCGGTACGTGCGCCCGCGGTAGAGGTCGACGGCGGCGCATCGGCCACGCGCCTTCGTCTTCGAGCACGCGACGACACCGACCTTCACGGCGCTCATCGCTCACCCCGCGCAGCACGCAGCCACGGCACCGTTTCGGCGCCGCACGCCTCGAGCTCGTCGAGCGCGTCGGTGAGCTCGTCGACGGGGCCACCGCCCGCCGCGGCGTTGCACTGCGCGATGAGGCGGAACGCCATCGCGCGGAGGCGCTGCACGGCCCGCTCGCGCACGGCCTGGCGCTCGTCGCCGTGCATCGCCACGGGGTCGGGGAGCGCATCGTCGACGGGGCGCGCGACCTCCGCGGCCTGCCGACGCGCCGCGACTTCGATCATGGTGCGTCGCACCGGAGGGCGGCGCTGGGAGGCGCCAGCGGGCGCGGTCTTCGTGGCGGCGCTCACAGGTAGTACCTCGCGACGGTGCGGGCCGCGTTGGCGATGGCCTCGCGGCGGGTCACGCCGGTGCCGAACCGCACCGCGGAGGCGTGGCCATAGGCCCACGCGCGCACCTCCCAGCGGAGGGCGCTCTCCAGGGTGACAGCCGACACGTAGCGCACGCGCCGGTACACGAGGCGCACGCCCGCGCGGAGCGACAGGCGCTTGAGAAGGCGTCGGTGATGTCGCATCACGGGTTCCCCTGGATGTGGCCTTCGTTGCCGTCGAGCGAGTCCCAGGTGCAGTGCGCGCCGCGGTCGTACACGCGCACACGCACGGCCTTCGACGCGGTGGTGCAGCGCAGATGCCATTCGGGCAGCGTCTCGGCGCTCGCCCGCGTCGCGAGCGTCAGCCACTCGCCGCCGCGCAGCCCGATCAGCGAGTGCTCGCCGCGGTGCGCGAGCTCGTCGGCCTCGGTGACGGCCTGCAGCCGATGGGGCACAGGCGCGGCGGGCTCCGTCGAGGCGACCTTCGGGGCGCGCGCCTTCTTCGCGCGGGTCTTCTTCGCGGGCGGCGCGGCCTCGACGGCGGGCGCCTCGACGGCTTCGGGATCGCGCGTGACCCACACGCCAACGGCGAACGGGAGCACGTCGGCCCACAGCGCTTCGCCCTCGTCGCGGTCGTCGCCTGCCTCGACGGTGCGCCAGATGAACCCCTCGTCGTCGACGCCCATCACCTCGACGGCCACCCCGTCGAGCTCGATGCGGTCGCCAACCCCGGGGCGATCCCACGGCGACGCGAGGCGCCACAGGTCGGCGCTGTCGAGGGTGATGTGGCCCCACTTCACCGCTTGCGTGGCGCCGGGGCGGTCGGAGCGGCGCAGCGTCGGCCCGTCCTTGTCCACCGACTCGACGACCCAATCACGCGTCGCCCCACCGGAGATGCGCTCCACCACGAGATCACCCGCGCGCATGACGCGGTGACCGGGCGCCACGGGGTCGACCGCGGGCACGGGGGGCTCGACGGGCGCGGGCACCGCGGCGGGCGCCAGCGGGAGCGCGAGCTGCCCGCCGCGCGTCTCGCGCGCGAGCTCGGTGCCGCGGGCGTCGGCGAGCACCGCGCGCGCCTCGGTGGCGTTGACGGTGATGTCGAGGCAGAGCCCGTCGGCGAGGGCGCGGCGCAAGAGGCCGATGGCCCCCTCCGCGAAGATGGCGCTGGTGCTCTTCATTGGAGCACCTCGAGGATTCGCGCCGCCGACGCAGCGTGCGCGGGCGACGGCCTGTAGCGCTTCACCACGGCCTCGCGCACGGCGCGGTCGAGGTCGACGCACGTCGCGGGCGCCCCGTCGAGGAGGTCCCGCACCATGCACGCCATGAGCGGCACACGGTCGACGGCGGGCTCCTCGCGCGCCGCGTCGCGCATGGCCTCGGCGAGCGTCACCAGGCGGTCGAGCTCGTCGAGGCGCAGCAGCCGCGCGAGCGTGCCCTGCGTCGTGAGGGCAACCGCGTGCAGGCGCCGCGCGCCACGCTCGCACGGGTGATCGGAGAACGCCGTCGCGAGGGTCGCGGCCAGATACGCGCGCGAGTGTCCATCGACCCGCGCCGCGGGCGCGCTGTGCGCAACGAGCGGGCCGGTGATGTAGCGGCCCATCACGCGCCTCCCTTCGCGCCGTCGGTCGCGTGCTTCGCCACCCACACGTCGGCCTCGTCGGGGTGCACCCCCAGGAGCGCCGCGGCGCGCTCGACGAGCGGCGCCACGGCCCACAGGTGCGCGCCGTGCTTGCGCGCGGTGTTCTCCAGCCGCGTGACGTTGTCGATGGTCGCGATGTGCTGCGCGACCGCGGCCTCGTCGGCGAGCTCGACGCCCTTCGAGGTGACGATGGGCGCGGGCGGCGCGGGCTCGTCGGCCGCGGCCTCGCGCGCCGTCTCTTGCGCGGCGAGGTGCGCGGCGACGACCTTCGCGAAGGCGTTGCCGGGCTTCGCGGCTTCGACGCCGGAGCGCGCCGACCACGAGCGAGCGACGAAGGTCTTGAAGCTCTTCGGGTCGCGCAGCGCCTCCACCTGGGCGCGCGCGCCGACGTACCACGCCACGATCTCGGCGCCCGTCTTGAGCGCCGCGAGGGCGTCGGCGAGGGAGCGCTCATCGACGCCCCACGCGCCCGACAAGATGAGCTGCTGCTCGGTGGCGACGACGCAGTAGCCGTGCTCGCCCATCCAGTCGCCCACGGCCTCGGCGGCGCTCTGCGTCGCGTCGGCCTCGTGCAGCGCCCGCGCGTGCGTCTGCCACGCGGTGTGCACGTCGACGAGGTGCGCGGCGCCCGCGAGGTCGCGCGCGAAGAGGGCGTAGGCGCTCTCGTCGTCGCTGTCGACCGCGGGCGGCGTCACCGCCGCGGCGCGCTCGAAGCTCGGGTCTTCGCGCGTGTCGTACGCACCGGCGACGAGGTCGGGGTACACCGACCGCGCGAGCGCCGTCGCGCAGCGCGCGCGGAGCATCGCCTCGGGGTGCGCGCGGTAGGTGCCGTTCTTCTGCGCGGCCCCGCCGCGCTCGGCCATCTGCATGGTGTAGGACATGCGGCGCGGACGGTCGTCGCCGACGCGCACCGTCTCGTAGATGGCCAGCGCCGCCGTGGTTTCGACGCAGCGGAAGTACTTGCAGACGTCGGCGCGGCGCACGCACGCGGCTTCGATCGCGGCTGCACCCGGGAACACCTTCCCGTGCAGGATGCTGATGGTCCGCGCGCTCGTGGCGGGCTCGAAGCCCATCTCGGCGCCGGTGAGGATCACCGCGAAGGCCTGGTCTTCGGTGGTGACGTCCTTCGCGAAGACCTTCGCGGCGAAGAGGCGCTTGGTGACGCGCTCGAGCACGTCGAGGGATGCGGCGTCGATCACAGCACACCTTCCATCTCGACGGCCGCGTAGCGGACTTCGGGGAGGTGACCGACGACGAGCGACGTGCGCACGAGGCTCACCGAGATGTGCCCCAGGTATTCGCAGTCGTTGCAGACGTGCTTCGCGTCGTGCGAGAGCGCCACGGCCGCGCGGCGCGCGCACTCGTCGCAGAGGGTGCTGTTCTGGTGCGTCGCCCCGCAGGCCGCGCACGTCGGGTCGGTGTGCTGGTCGGTGAGCATCACGCCACCGCCCCTTCCGCAGCACGCTGCGCGAGCGCACCGGCTACCCACTCGGGCGTCGAGATGCCTTCGGCCTCGGCGAGCGCGGCGCACGCGCCCTCGGCGTCGCCGTTCGCGAGGCGTCGCGCGGCCTCGGCGAACTCGCTCCACGACCACGCGTGCGTGTACTTCGCGTCGAGGTCGCGGGCGATGGCGCGCCAGTGCCCAGGCTCCGTCGCGAGAGTCGCGAGCATCGCCGCGGCGTGCGCGCGCGCGCCGACGCACGCGCCGATGATGGCCCACCGCACGAGCGCGAGGGCGTCGGCGGCGCTGAGGTTGATCTGCTGTCCGTTGTTCGTCATGATCGTCGTCCGTCCGCGCCCATCCCCCGGGCGCACGGGTCCCTTCGCGGCGGCGCGTGGTTGGCGCCTGAGCCGTCGCGTTGGGGTTTTCCTGCCACCGACCGCTAAACGTTAGCGGTCGAACCTTCCAAACGTTCACGCTTCGAAGTGTGAACGCCAGTCCGCGGCACGCACTCGCCGAACAGGTCCTCCACGGTGGTGTTGAGCGCCCGCGCGATGCGCAGAGCATTCAGCACCGCCACAGGCGGAACCCCTTGTTCGAGGCGAGAAACGCGCGCCTGCCGCACGTTCGCGGCGTCGGCAAGAGCGTCTTGGCTCCATCCGCGCGCCGTGCGAGCCGCACGGAGACCGTTCTTGTTTCGCTTGGCTCGATCCATGCGAAACGTTTAACCAATAACGGTTAAAGCCGCAACGATTTTGAGTGAGCGCCCGGCTTGACGCGCGCGCTTTCCAATCAAAATTGGATGGAGAGGCCATTAGAATGCTGTCCGTGACGAAGGAAACGACGCCCGACCCGACGCCCGCCGCGCTGGCGTTGGCGAAGTCCCTCGCCGACCTCATGACGGAGCGCTCGTGGTCGCAGGAGGCCCTTGCGGAGCGAAGCGGCGTCTCGCAGGGCACCATCTCGCGCCTCAAGCGCGCGACGATCGCGAAGCCCAAGCTCGCCGACGTGGAGGCCCTCGCGGCCGCGTTTGGCGTGCCCATCTCGCGCCTCACGCGCACGAGCTCGTCGGCGCCGACGCCGCGCGCCACGTCGTCGGGCGCGCTGGAGATCGCGCTCTTTCGCGCGATGCACCCGGACCGCTATCAACCGGCCGTCTTCGACGCGGCCCGCGACGCCGCGCGCGAGGCGGGCGAGCTGCACGCGCGCGACGTCGACAAGCTCGCGAAGGCGATGCTCGACGCGGCCGCGGCGCTCTCTGCCGACGGGCGCCCCATGACGCCCGTGGCGATCCTGGCGCGCGTGCTCTCCGAGGGCGTCTAACGCGCGCTGGCCAGATCGCGCAGCGCCAGCGCGAGCGCGCGCTGCACCCGCCGCGCGTCGGTTGCCGCGCAGCGCATCACGCGCGCGATGTCGGGGCTCGCGTCGGCCGCGGCGGCGTCGAGGTCGTCGGCGAGGATGGCCACGATGACGTTCGCCCGCGCGACGTGGGGCAACGCGTTGTCGTTGGCTGGGGCGTCGGCGCGCGCGTGCACGCCGGTGATGGGCCGCGGCGGGTCGGATTCGCGGTGTGGCATATCGCCATGGTCGCGCCGCGCACCACTGAACGCAAGCACAGTAGCCGCACCCGCCGCATTTCGGCGCAATCGCTGGGTATCCAGCGCGTCAGTACATGAGCGTTCGCGCGGCGCGGGGCGACACGAGGGTCGCCGTCATCACCGCCGCGACGCAGAACCCAAGAGCGGCGATGCCCACCACCGAGGCCGCGCCCACCATGGCGAAGCCCGCGGCGTAGCGCGCCGAGTCGATGACGCGGGCACAGCGCCCCGAGGGGCGTTTGTAGGGGTCGTCCATCTCATCATCCTCCGTAGGCGGCGCGCGCGAGGCGGTCGTCCAGCGCGCCCTCTGGCGCGAGGAACCACGCGGTTTCCTGTCCGAGCTTCCACGCCGCGAGTCGCCCGCTGTCGTGTTTCTGGCGCGTGCGAATGATCCCGTACGCGGGGCCCTCGCGCCCCGTCGCGGCGCGCGCATCGTCGGCCACGAGGAGCTCCCAGGCGCGCCACCGTTCGTGCTCGGGGACTGCCGCGAGCTGGTCCGCGTAAGGCGCCATGCGCGACCACAGGCCACCGGCCCCGCGCGAGAACGCGGTGAAGGCGAGGAGCACCGCCCACGTGCTCGATTCGTCGATGGGGTCGAGGCTCGTGGGGAGCTTGCGGCGCGCGTTCTCGAGGTGACGGCGGAGGTTCGCGAGGCCCACGGCCACCTGGTCCGGCACGCCGCGCTCCCCGCGCCACCCCTCGGGGTCGAGTGTGGCCGGGCGCCCGAGGAGCTTCACCACGAGCTCCGACGGCGCGAGCTTCACCCACGCGTTGTAGTCCGCCTCGGGGTCGAGGCTGAACGGCCGGCGGCGCTCCGTTTGGAAGTACCCCACCTCATCGAAGGGCGCGCGGCGCTTCGGGTCGGTGGCCTCGCCCGTGTTCTCGTCGCGCGAGGCGAACGCGGTGAACCCGAGGAACACCATCGCAGGCACGCCCGGCCACGCGATCGGCACCTGACGCCGCAGCTCGGCGCCGAGGGTGCGGTTCCATCGCTCCAAGAGGCGCGGGAGCTTCTCGCGCGCGTAGGCGCGCGGGTGCCCCGTGCGCGCAGACCGCGAGCTCACCACCACCCCGCAGCGAACGCCTGCGCGATGCGCCAGAGCTCAGTGCCCCAGCCCACGAACGCCGTCACGTCGATCATCGGTCGTCTCTTTCTGCGGCGCCTGCCGCTCCGTCGTTGTCGGCCGACGTCGACGCGTCGACCGGGCCCGCGTCGGCGAGCTGGGCGCGCGCCACCGAGGCCGCGGCCACGATCACCTCGCGCCCCGCGGGGCAGATCACGTCCCAGGTCGCGAGGATCTTCGCGATCCCACCCGCCGCACCGACGGCGCCGCCCACGCACCCCGTGGCGAGCAGCACCGCGAGGCACACCAGCCACACGCCGCGCGCACGCGGTCGCCACGGCCCGGGCCGGTGCGACGGTCGCAGCGCCCACGCGACGACGCACGCGGCGGGGTAGAGCAGCGCGCACAGGCACCACGCGAGCCACCAGCCAGCGCGCCTCACGCCGCCCTCACGATCTCGACGGGTGCGCCGCCGTCGCAGCCCTCGCCCGTCGCGGCGATCACGGCCACCGCGAGCAGCCCCACGTAGACGCGCCAGAGCGTGCGCATCGCGCGCCTCACGCCGCACCGCCCAGGCGCGCCGCGAGGGCGCCACCGACGGCCAGCACGAGGGCGCCGGGCCCGCCGCGCACCGGGAGGCCACGGGCGGCGGCGACGATGTCCGCGACCCTGACTCCCGCGAGGAGGAGGA